TTAGTAAGCTTGTCAATACGACGCTTGACCTTCTTACTGTACTCCAGATGCTCTTCTTCTGGGTTTTCGGTGCCGACGTCGGGGTCGTCTGGACTAAGCTCCAGAGGCTCTACTTCTACGTCAACGGATTGTCCCGAATCTGGGATGTCCACAAACAACTCTTCTTGATCAGTATCTGGCATGGTATCTTCCCCATGTTAAAAATGCAGGATGTCTTCGGGATCCTGGATAACCGCAATGACCTCATCGTCATTTAAAACGCGTACTTCACCGCCGTCGATCTTAAAACGAGCGCCCGCGTAACGCCCAAAGATAATCCAGTCTTTTTCCCCGCACCACGCTCCGCTGGGGAACTTCTTCTTATCCGCATAAGCCAGTGGGCCTACTTTTAGTACGTAACCGCAAACAGTGGCAACGGATTCTCTGTCCACGATAGCGTCCGGAAGCAGGATTCCACCTTCTGTACGGCCCTTGCCTCTGTAAGGGAGAATAAGAAGCCGCCACCCTGTAGGGGAGGGCATTCTTTCAAAAGTATCTAGGTCTATCTTGCTAGGATCCAAGACGCGTTCTTCTGGCTTAACATAGGCCGGGTTTATGGACACTAGATTATCAGACTTTTCAGGGCTTTCAGACATTAGTCCGCCTTTTCTAAGATTTCTCTCAACTCCTGACCTATATAGTCTAAAGACTCAACATTGCCAACAAGTTGTTTGTATTCTTCGTAGCTTGCCACCGTTCCAGCCGACATCATTTCCGAAATCCGGTCGCGCCGCTCTTGAATAGCTTTTAAAAGATGTTCTGCAAGATGTATGCCGTCCATGGGAGCCTCTAATTAGGTGGTTTCTTTTCCGGCTTGGGAGCAACGGCCTTTTCGTAGTAGACAATAAGCTGCTTCTGCTGCTCGATAAACCGCTTCAATTCCGCCATGTTAAGCGCCAGCGTCTCGTAATCCCGCACACTGATCGCGTAAAAAAGCAGGTCGCCGTTTTCCTTCTCAAACCGCTTCTTAAACGCCGGAAACGTGTCTTCCGTGACTACATAGAAGTGAATGTTACTAAGGGACACCGGGCGCGGGCGGTTCTGCGTGGGGATCTTACGCTCGACCTCGACCGTCCGGACCTCCAGCGGCATTATCTCCCTGAAGCTGCTACAACTACTTAGTAGGGGCAGGGGCAGGAGCAGGAGAAACAGCGCCGGAAATAGCTTCAAGCGACCTGAACAATTTCTTGGTTCCATTGTTTATCTTCTTCTCCACAAGTCGCGGCTTCCGAAGGCTAAGTTTCGCCAGATTATGCTTCCGCAGTTTGCCAATCAGCACGTTTTTATAACTGTTCGCCTTATCGAGCTTGGTCTGTAGCTCCTTGTTTAGCTCGTCGAATTTCTCACGGTCCTCAATCATCGCGTTGATTGTATCGTCCTGCAACTGCTTTGCTGTCTCCAGCTTGGCGGTGTTTTCCGTTAGAACGCGGATTCGCTCCTGACTGTCCTTATAATAGTAATAGGCCCCATAAACAGAGCCTCCTACCATCCCAAGGACGATGACCAGCAGGTAGATTTTCAGCATCACTTACCCTTTGCCTTGTGGGTCGCCAACATGACGATGACCACAATAACTAGGCTGACAATCAAAATTTCGCCAAAGGTAAACGTTATCATTTATTTACCTTTAGCCATATAAGCCGTCATGCCCATGTAGGCACCGACAACTCCCGCCTGACCAATATAGAACAGGCCAAACAGATCAGATAATGCTTTGATCCGGGCATCGGGGAAGATAGGCAGAAACACGGCAAGCGTGAAGACAATCATGGACCCCATCGCCGTCCAAGCCATCCGCCGCTGGGCGTCGGCCTTCTCATGCTTTGCCAGGGCTTCAGATGCGGCCAACTCCGCATCGCTGACGATGCCGTCGCCATCGAGATCAAGCTCGTTGAATGTACTGTTCTTCTCTAACTTCTTCTGCGCCATAACCTAACCCTCCGCAAAAGCCCTAACCATAAAAGCCTCATCGATCTCCTTGATCCGCCATTCCAGTATATGGACTGCCGTATGCAGAGATCCGGTGCCTGTAGGCTCGTAGCGATCCTTCAGTATTTCGACCTCCAATAGTAACGCTTTCTTGTGCTCGTTTGCTTCTTCAAAAGTCATCTTCATTCCCTTTTCGCGTTTCGAGAAGTTCTTCAAGCTCTTCAATTCGCTTGCCGAGAACTTTTAGCGTCGGGCCATCCAGCAAGCGATTTTTGAGCATTTGAATCTCGGTTTCCAGCGCCCATTTCCGCGCCGCAAACTCCTCCGGGGTCATTTCAACAGCGGGTTGTTTAATGCGTCTCGTAGCTTCTTATCCTGCCTCTTTTCGAACACATTTAGCTTGGCGTCAATTCCATTGACCTTAGCATCGAACCGGGCCGAGGCTGACTCTGTAATATCGCGGATATTCTTCTCGCTCTGCCGCGCAGTAGTGGTAACTCGATTGATTTTAGCATCAAAACGCTCATTTGCGCTCGCTACAATGCCGCGCAGGGTCTTTTCGGCCTGCCGCATCGCTGCACGGGTCTCCGCATCGAGGGCACGGGCGCGTTTATCGACCGCAGATATGGCGTTTTCGAGGGATGCAGCGTCAGATCGCGTATCCTGCCGCGTATCCCGCACAATTCCCTGCACTTCGAGCACTCGGTTGCGGACTGACGCCATTTCCTTGGTTACAGTGCCCATGGTTTCATTCATTACCGCCAGCTTTTTGTCAAAACCGCTCATATCCGGGGCTCTGTAGGACAAAATCTTCTTTTTCATATCCATATAATCTTTATAGACCTCAAATCCGCCATACAGGCCACCGACCAGCGTAGAAAGCGCCGTAATGACGACGACCATCTTGCCACCTCTAAACTTTACACCACCAAATTCAACTTCCGCCATCTTTTATGACCTTTTTCAAGCGATTTTCTATGGCGGGTAATAACCTGATGCCACAATATCCTATGACAAAAGCCATGGCGGGACCCCAAGTCATATCAAGTGTAAAATGTTTCATAATAGGCGGGATAAACCATTCGGCTGCTATAATACCAACAACAACCGCAATGCCGACATCTTTCAGCCCCATCCAATTAAACTGTTTCTTGACGAGCACGTTCACCGAACCACCGACAGATGAACTAATAATACAACACAACTTAGCGCCTATCGTTTGTATAAGATATTCCATCTAGTTCCTCCACTGGCTTTCAACCAGCGCGCTATGCGCGGCATTAGCCTGCCCACTAAAGCGATAATTCGTCATCCTGTCTACAATTGAAGGCCCATCTGGTATGGAGGCGGTAGAGAAGAATGCCGCAGCGGCGTCAGGGATACCCGGTCCTTTAAACAGCGCCCGGTTCTCAGCAATTACCCCCATCGCAATCAGCGTTACGGTCTGGGCGGCAGCGCCGTATTTCTGGGATGGCGCAATGGCATCCACCACCGACTGAGCCGCCATTGCCGGGGTTACAGGGACGGATATTGCTGCCACGGATACCTTGGACAACGATGCCGTAGCTACTTTCCGCCGGGCCGTGGCTTTGCTTGTTGCTTTTGATTCGGGCTGCTCGGACTCCGTTTCCGCCTCGGCAGGTTCCGGGGCAACCTCGGCAACTTCTGTTTCAGCTTCCGCCTCGGCCTCGGCGGGTTCCGGGGCAACTTCAACCTCAGTCTCGGCGGGTTCCGGGGCCGGTGCTTCGACCGTTGGTTCAGGAGCCGCCGCTTCGACCGTTGGTTCGGGGGCTGGTGCTTCAACCGCCGCTTCAATCTGGGCCTCCGCCTGTGACTCCTGCGCCTGCTGCGTTTCAGAAACAGGGGCTATCGGCTGGATCGTTGGGGCAACTGGCTCGGGCGGCGGCGGGGCAACTGTGGCGACTGAACTCGTAGGAGTTAATGTCTCCGTAGTCGGAATGTCCACCACTACAACAGGCGGCACATCTACCGGTGGGGCTGACACGGTGACGGTATCAAATGTCGCGAGGGCTACAACCGGCTCGGCCAGCGGTGGCGGTGCCAGCGGGGCAGGCTCGGGGGCCACCGTCGCCTGAATAACGTCCTGCGTCTGGGTCTCAATCTGCTCGTTTATGACCGCCAGTACTTCTTCCTGCACGAACGCGGTCTGATAATCAATCGTCAGACTGGGATTAGAGAATTGGGGTCCGTAGAAGCCTGACGGGAACCCTGCATCAATTCCGAAAAGCTCGTATATGCCTGTCAGCACACCGTAGTTGTTAGTTGCAACAACATCCGTGAAGGTGAAATTCTGAAGGCCCGTAAAGTCCATTTCTTCTGAATGCACAAAGCTCTCAACCGTCGTCCCTGCGTCCTGAAGTGTCACCGTAAGCCTGAATATATCGCGGCAGTCGCCAGATTGCAGAACACCGTCGGAGCAGCTTGAGAGAACTGAGTTACTCTGGTGGCTGCTGACCGTAAGTGCCGAGTTCAGTGTAAATCCCTGATTAAGCTCGGCCTCGGTCAGGGGCACGTCGAAACTGGACGTATACGTGCCGCCTCCAGCCGCTGTTC